GGTGAGGCTGGGGAACTCGTTGGTCACCTAAGCACCGCCGCCGTGCCGACAAGCGGCTGGACCTGGAAAAATCTGGTGGAAAACGGTCTTCGGACAATTGTGGTGGAAATTGCAACCGAGGAGGAGAAGGTAGCCTTGGCGAACCGCCTTGGCTGGGCACCAGTCTACTATGATGAACTTTCACTCAAAACACTCCAAAAGCTTCCCGCCTTTGAGAAGAAGATTTACGATGACTACAAGGAAGAATGCCAAAGGAAAATGACCGAGTACTTCAACAACGCTAAGTTAAAGGTGGTTGAGTCTAAGGCAAAGATGACCGGGTTGGAGATGTTTTGTGTGGATAGGGAGAGGGAGTTGGAGCAACTTGATGCTCCTGTCTATCACCGCGATTACTGGGAGTCCACGTCATGTGAGTTTTGGGTGGGTGAGAATGGACGAATGGTGGACAACGGGTTTGAGGCGCGGGTCGAACGGCGCCTTTAAATAAATTAGCACCTAAGTTTGTAAGAATATTTGTAAATTTCATCTAAAAACATGGCTACTCAACAAGACATTTTACACACGATGATGACACAGCTGGACGACGCCTCGGGTAAAATCCCTGAAGGCTTCTACCTCCAGTTCTGTGATCATCTCCAAAACCTTCACAATAAGACTGGATCATTTTCCCGTATCGGACGTGGTCGCCACCAAACACGCATGTACACCGTTGAGGAAGCTCCACAGATTCCCCCAAATGAACACGGATACGTGGATGTTCAAGATTACCAAGAAGCGATTGACCGAATGTATGGTATCCGTAACGGAGCCCACCGGCGATCTTCGGGTCCGCGTCGCTGTGGTCGCTGCCGCCAGGTGGGTCACGATAAGCGCAACTGCCCCTACGTCGTCAAAGACATAATCGACGAGGCACAGAGGCTCAACCGTCACGGTTGATCCACGTCGCTATGGGATTACACATTTTTTACAAAGAAATCCTGTGATTATATACTTACATCCTCTAATTACCTCACAACCCTGATGTAAATGAGTCCATGTCGTTGGAAATATTACAAGTTTACCCTCTTCGGGTGTGATAACACGCCCATCATAAAATATTGTATCCCCCCCTTGACCTCTCTCTAAAGTATTAAGATACAGTATTATAGAAAATATACGTTCATTCCTACTATCTACATCTATATGTGGTTTAAAATAGCCACCTGTTTCGTATTTTCCAACTTGTATGCCAGTGAGAGTTAATGTTTCGCCAAATATACCCCCAAAAATAGAAATGAAATGTTCAAACGAACTAAGTTTAAATACATTCGATGACATATAGTCCATGAATGGAGTGATTTCATTTAATATTTTGGTTGTGATATATTTTTCAATTTGTTTCCATGAATTATCGTTTGGATTCATATACATATCAATAGTCTTTTTTAAATTTAATTCCAAACCATTCGAAGTAAGACCTTGTTGTTTATCGTTTACATTTTCAAATATACTTATAACCTTTTTACAAATTTCAGGTGGTATTATGTTAGTTTTTTCGTAAACGATTGACATACCCACTTTAACATCACAACCTTTAACTTACCCATAATGGTACGATGATGACACAGCTGGACATCGCATCAACCGTCGCGTGATTTTCACAGTGTTATAAACCCTTAGAAAAATAGCCATGTAATATAGTGATGAATGTACTTCAAAATGTAATGCAAATCATAGACAGTATATCTGATAAAATCCCTGAGAACGTCTACCTAGCCCTCTGTAACGAGTTAAAGAAACTTTACTCGATCATCCCCCGACCAGCCCTTTCTAGAACAAATAGTGCCGCCAACGTACCCTCATCATCACCAGCGAATGGGTATTGGTTTCGATAAAGCACCTAAGTCAACCCAAAACCTTGTAATTTTCAACCAACAACCAACAAACAACAATGAGCAAGGTCATTCCTCACCTGGTCAACATGGAGCCGATGTCGTCTGCCGACCCCCGTATTTTTTTGATCGACGACCACGTTGCACTCACAAAAGAATACTTGAAAAACCAAGATGATCGCGTGAAGCTCGAGCGCGACTTTGACACCGGAATGGACTTCGCAGAATGGTGTAAATTAAGTGTATCATTTCATAAAGAGCATGATGAACTCTCTTATAAAATGATTAAGGAGGGTATTTTCAAAAGTAAGCACGATTACAGAAGTTTTTGGAAATTCGTCGGAAAGGACGAAGATGACATCACCTTAGCTGATCTTCAAAAGCAACTTGAGGAGAATTAAATAAAATAATATAAGTAGATAATATATGAGTAACAGGCCTATACCAATCAAGCTATTACCAGCGGGTGCAAATCGCACCCAACTTCTGAAAGCTATTGGTGAGAAGAATGTCAAATTTCATCAGAATGATTATATAGAAAAACTGGCGGGACAAAAGGCAAAGGAAGGTAAGATGGGGACAGGTCAACATGCCACTATTAGTCTTCTCGCTATTGAGAATGCTTCTGAAATTGCCAAGACGTATATTCAGGCTCCGGGTCTATTCGAGCAAATCATGAAAGATATTATTGGAACTCGTGGATACATATCGTATCAAATCAAAACTACCAAGAATAACCTCAATATACAGAGAAAGCAGCATCCCAAAGATCACTTCCAAGACTTCATCTTAGTTGATGAAACTTTTGGAAATGGCTCGGGTCACTACGGTCTCATACATTTACAGCACCAAAACGGTAAGGTGCGTGTATACGATTCTATGTATGGAGCGGGTGGTTCCTCTTTTGAAAAGGTGGCACAAAAATGGACGAAAACCAATGGGAATAGACTACCACTGAGGTCTAAAACATCTTGGAATATTCCTGAAGTACGGTCTATATTTGGATGTAAAGCAAAAGTCCGCAACCGCCCGAATGGGAATATCGAAGTTATATCAGTACAACCCTCGGGTGGTTTTGTATCAACCAATTATACAAACTTTTTGAATGAAAATTATAATGGCCAAGGACGTAATGGTTTTGGAAAACAAATTGAAAGGCTTTATGGTAAAGACGTCGCAAAGGGGGCATTCAGGCTTTCACAATACGATGAACTTTCGCAACACCATTTCTGTTACATGGAATCTATCTACGCTATGATGTTGGCAATTGGTCTTACCAAAAACCCTGGACCTAATGATCCTCGTAAACGTATCTCTTTTATTAAGAAGTTCATTTGGGGTATGATTCATAAGTATACACCCAAAAGTCAACGTAGAACTGCTAAATGGAAATATTTCTCGAAAACCTTCCCGTATACCATGACCACCGAATCTAAAACTGGAAAGTCGCTTAAACTGTGGAGGGGGTCTGTGCAACTCCCCGATAATGACGGAACTTTCAAAACTAAGACGTTAAAAGCGAGTTGGAATGGGTACGATAAAATTGATCCATCGTGGTCTCTTACTGATGTACTTAATTGGGTACATACCGGTCGGTCACCCAGGGGTAACCGTAACGCCAACTCCAACTCCAACTCCAACTCCAACTCCAACTCCAACTCCAACTCAAACAATATTAATTTCGTACAAATGAGACGTCCTACTCGATCTGAAAAACGTAATATTGACCCCAATTACAACTCCAATTCCAATTCCAACTCCAACAACAACAACCGTGGGAGCAACTCCAACAACAACAATCGTAGGAGCAACTCCAACAACTCCAATTCCAATTCCAACTCCAACAACAACAACAATCGTAAAAATAAAACCTAAGTCAAGTCAAAACCTTGTAATTTTCAACCAACAAACAACAAACAACAATGAACTTTGAAATCCAAGCTCTCGGCGGCAAGCTCATCGGATCCCGTTCCGCCATGAAAACTTTGGATCGTCTCACGACCCTGCTCCCCAACGCTAAACTCAACTTTGAGGTCATCCCTCCCCCGGAGACCAAGAAGGCTGAGTTTGGCAGTATGCCCAACTTTCGCGACCCGGTCTCTGACGAGGATGATGATGACATCATGCATGACCCCGACATCCAAGAGATGGTCGAAAACGGAGAACACACCTGTCACATGTTTGACGCTCATTGCCAAGCATGTGAAGATGACGAGGAGGACGAGGAGGACGAGGAGGACGAGGACGACATCACCCTCGCGGAGCTTAAGGAACAGCTCGAGGATAACATGACCCTCGCCGAGCTTCAGAGGACACTAATCCTCGCCGAGTAGGTCAATTTCTTTTTCATAGGTGTGGGACATGAGTATAGATTTTAAGTCTCTAGAAAATGTAATGTATTTTTTCGGTATGTCACCCCACAGACGTTCGTTCGATACAAATGCATCAAGGGATCCGTCTTGTAGAAGTGGTTCTAGGAGTAGCCAATTTGGTTCGGTGTATCTAATTTTGCTACATCCTCTTGCAAACTTTCGTGCGTAGATGTACC